ATATAATAGGTATGACGGGGCGACCTACCGTAGGAATTCTGGCGACACCTTATATAAATAATAATTCAACAAGTAAAAATGTTTTTTTATCCCACACATTTATTAAATTCTTTGAGAGAAACAATATTGACGTCGTAGTAATACCGTATAATCTCACAAAACCACAACTCAAATCTATTTTGAAAAATATAGATGGGTTGCTATTCCCAGGCAGTCAAATTGGAAACTATTACGAGACCGCCGAGTTTAAGGAACACTTAAAAATACACAAATTATTATTAAAATTAGTGAAATCTATAAATAGAAAGGAGAGATTACTACCAATTCTATCTGTTTGTCACGGCTTTCAAAATTTAATGTTATTAGAAACCAACGAAGACCCAGATAAATTATTTATAGATGTGAAAGCGTACTATAATTATAGAAAAGACCCAACATTTACTAAAAATGGAAACCATATGAAGAAATTTTATAATAAATCTACTACGCTTATTCATAACAATAAGATGGGAATCTCTCCAACCACCATGAATAAAACTAAAAAAATATCATTATACGCAAAAACAAAAGATAAAACTGGTAAATCGTTCGTAGAAATCATTAAGCATAAAAATTTTCCCTTTTATGGATTTCAAGCACACCCAGAAAGAAGTAATCCAGAACTTTTAATACCATATGTGCTTGATATTAAAAAATCATTTTATAATAGATGTGTTCTTACCAACAAAACCTGTAAAATTAAACAAATTGTGAGTGGTAAAACCATTAGATGTAAAAAAACAAATAACCTTAAGTGTAATGTTTATAATATTGACCGCTCTAAAAATAAACTATAATTACCGTTTATATCTTTTAGATTTGGATCTGGATCTAGATCTAGAGAGACTTTTTGATTTTTTCATCGTCTGTTTAGTTTTTTTAGTTACAGGTGGTTTCATTTCAATTACCTGTCCAGGTATATAACGAAGGAACGCCACGTCAAATTCCTTGCATCCCCTATTACATTTTTTATCTTTGAGAGATTTGTAAGATTTGGACTTCTCCGCACGATTATCCTCTAATGTATGGTGTGTGCCGTAGCATTCAATACTAAATCTTTTTAGTAGCCCTTTCTGCTCCAGTCTATTTTTCAATTGAACCCTGAATAAATATTCAGACATACATAATAATCTATTTACATCGTAATAAGGTCTGTCAATATATATAAAAACCAAGTAGAAACTCAACATAGTATCTATGCTCGCTATTTTTAATGTTTCACCATCCATAGTAATATTATTGTAACTATGGCACGAACTGGTATTATATACGTAACATATTACATCAGTTAAATTATTGTGTGTAATCATAATTTCATAATGTGCGGTGATTAATTCACCTACTCCTGGCTTCTTATTAATGGTTACAGTATCATAACCAGCGTGTATCAGTTGCTCTTTTATAATTACTGCACTGCTTTCAGCATCAGTCGATAATATATCAAAATCGGGTATTCCAGTAATTTGCTTTCTCTCTTTGGCGGACATATATTTACCATATAACCCAGAGGCATAGCCACCGAAAAACACTAATCCTTGACTTATTACGGAAGACCTTACTATGTTGTAAATATCACTCGCGGTCGCTTTAGAACCATCGTATTTACGAGCAAATTTTTCTTTAGAGCAACTATTGCCCGATAGTGGATGATGCTTATTTAATAGCACTAATCGCTTCAATACTTTCTCCCATCTACCTACATCACCCATGGGTCTGGATAATTCAAGATACATAGACATTCTCAAAAAATCAGGAGGACAATAAGAAATACCATTTACCTTAATGGCGTTTTTCAGTAATTTAGAAAATATCGCCTTATCGATGTATGTAATATCAGCAATTGGTATAAAATTTACATATACCTTATATGTGCCGCTATGAATACCAGCCTTCGCTTCTACCTCTGTATAACCAGCCGCATAATATAAATCGGCTAATTTTTTAGCATATGTAAGAGCATTAGGCGAGAAAAAATCATAATCGGGAATCTCAATATCCTTATTATAAAACCTATCTTTTTCGGGCAAAATATTGTTAATTGCCGTACCACCATAGCAAAGACTTGCGTTGCTCCTTAAGAATTTCTCTAAAATATTTATGATGGGAGTAATATTTTCAGATTGGATCATTTTTTTACCTAAAGCGTCAGACGCATTATCTATTGCGTGTCGCAATATTTTCAGTTCCCTGTCGTTATATTTCTTGTCAGTCATTATATATATATTAATAATTTATAATTTATCAATTATTAATAATCATTATTGCCTACATTTCTGTCATCGTTTCTATATCTATTGATATCCTAATGAAAATGATGTCTGTGCGTCTAATGGGCTATCAGTCGCAGCAGGCTCACTCTTTATAATATCTTTGCGTAAATCACGAGGCTTTAAAACGAACGAAAAATTACCACTTTCCTTAAACATTTTGTAATATCCAAGCAGATTATTATCTATATTTTGGAATTTCATACCCACAAATTGACAACCATTACTAAATGGTAATAATGGGTCAAAATTATCTAAAGTATTGTCTATATTTGGTAAAACAATAGCCAAACTTCTATGCGACTCATCAACCGTCAGTGGATTATTTTTTCCAGCCGCCACAAGATTTTCATACCTCAAAAAACGCATCGTAGATGAACCAGACCGAATATGGACGTATTCCGCTAATCTACTCGTATCTAATATAGGAACATGCATTGTATTCACCATTACCACGAATTTCTTATCAAATTCTCCCGACGCAATATGTGATTGTAATAATTCATCCTGGTTTGAGTTTTTGTAATTGAACTTTTTGATATCCACTATATTATCTTTACCAGCAACCAGATTATCCTTAATATACTCTCCGAATTTGTCGTATATCACAGCATTTTCGCTCATAATTCTAAAATGTAAAAACATAGGGTCATTAGAACACTGATTGAATTCTTCATCAAAACACCTGGCGCTTAATAAATTTAATACATCATACAGTTTAATAAAATTGTATGTTTCTTTGATAGAATTATTATTAGCAGTTGAAGCCGCTACAATTGGTTCTCCGTTGTAAGAATATATTTCAAAATCCAGACAGCGAGCACCCAACATTATGCATTTTTCTAAAGCACATATATTTACAAAATTGTTTTTATAACCATCACCACAACAAGCATTATAAGCCGTTTTAATATAATAATTTTTCAGCAAACTTGAATTGGGATTATCAAAAAAGTTTTTGGGGCGACCATCTTGCATCGCATCACCCTTCACAGTACCCTGCGGCGTTAGAAACGAATATGTTTTATGCTTACTATTATCTAAATACAGAGCGTCTAATTTCTTACACGCCGCACCTTTTTTATTTAATGTATATAATATCCAACTTATTACCATAAAAATTATACTTCCAACTATTATTAAAGCAAGGAGTATGTAAATAGTAGTAGAACTTTTTGGGATATTAACACCCAGACTATCCACACCACTTTTTACACCATTTTTTACACTACTCGTTAGTGCATTTCCTAATTTGTTTAAAGAATCACTCATGTTAAATTATATCAATATAATTTTTTTTATTATATAACACTTATTAAATTTTATAATAAATAAAAGTATAATTATTTATATATAATGGCGGGAGGACTATTAAATTTAATCGCAGTAGGAAATCAAAATATAATATTAAACGGCAACCCAACTAAAAGTTTCTGGAAGGCGAAATATAGCAAATACACTAATTTCGGTCTTCAAAAGTATAGAGTAGACCAGCAAGGTCAAACTAATATACATCTAACACAAAATACTAATGTTAGTTTCAAAATGCCGAGATACGGCGATTTATTGATAGATACATATTTAGTAATTAAACTACCCAATATATGGAGTCCCGTATATAAACACATTGAAAATTCAATCCCTGAATACAGACCATATGAATTTCAATGGATTAAAAACATCGGTTCGCAATTAATCGAAGAAGTCACCTTCACTATCGGCGGACGAACTATTCAAAAATTCTCTGGTAATTATTTGCGTAATGCCGTAGAGCGTGATTTTGATAATGCAAAGAAAGAACTATTCAATATAATGACTGGTAATGTATCCGAACTAAATGATCCTGCTAATTATTCTAATCGTGATAATAATTACCCAAATGCGTTTAGAATGGATGATGATAATCTTGACCCCATAGAACCATCTATCTCAAGCCACACTTTATTTATCCCATTAAATACATGGTTCTCTCTATTAACAAGTATGGCTTTACCATTAGTCTGCTTACAATATGCCGAGTTAGAAATTCATTTTACATTAAAACCAATACAATCATTATTTACAGTCAAAGATGTATTATATGACCTATCATACAACAATTATAATGAAATACCGAGAGTACAGGCAGAGCAAAATAAGGATAGACGCTATGGTTTCTATAGATTTATCCAGCAACCACCAATTAGAGATATAGTAGCAGAAACCGTTTATGAAGACCAGCGGACAAATATTAACACTGATATACATTTAATGACTACCCAGTGCTTCTTAGATACTATTGAGCGAACATTGTTTGCTAATAATACACAGGAATACTTAATTAAAGAGGTATATGAATATAAATTTGAGAGAGTTAATAAATCCAACAAGATAAATCTGGAAAGTAACGGCTTAATTTCTAATTGGATGTGGTATAATCAGCGTGATGATGTATATAAAAGAAATGAGTGGTCTAATTATACCAATTGGCCTTATGAAAATATATTACCTAACAGCCTTCAAAAATTAACCAGCACAGTCTCTGGCGATACTCCCGTATTCTATACGACGAATAACATATATCAAACCAACGATACATCTAAAAACATATTTATTACCGGATATCAACCATCTATATACGCACAGACCAACAAAAAGGAAATTATGAAGGAGTTCGCAATCATAATGGACGGTAAATACAGAGAGAATTCATTACCTACGGGCGTTTATGATAAAATTGAAAAATATAATAAGACACAGGGTAATTCTTGTGATGGGTTATATCATTACAATTTTTCGTTAAGTACCGACCAACGCAAATATCAGCCCAGCGGAGCATTTAATACTAATAAATTTAAAAATATTGAATTTGAATTTAATAATCATAGTAATCCCCCACTTGACCTTTCTAATGTTACTTTCACAACTATTTGCGACCCACAGACAGGTGATGTAATCGCCACTAGCAAAGAACCAACAAGTATTTACACATATAATTACAATCTTACTGTAATGGAAGAGAGATTTAATATATTAAGGTTCCAATCTGGAACAGCCGATTTAATATACAGTCGCTAAAGTAAAACTTTATGGATTCTTCTTGTTCTGTCCCGAAGTTTCCTTGTTTTTTTCGCTAATCTTAAAGCGGTTGAATTTGCGGCACAACCATTTTCTAATAGTTTGTAATCTACGCCCGACGCTTTACCGCCAGTTATAGCACTCGCCAAACGAGCATATCCCCACGAATGAGGTGTTTGATTGGGTCTGGAACCAGACGAATAATAAGCACCCAGTCCTTTTTTTAGAATAGTATCAAGTGTTTTTTTAGAGCACTTGGTTTTTTTAACTAACTCTGCATTAACAGATAGGTTATTTA